GATGCGGTTTGCATTCGGGAGAACCAGAAGAGCCTGGACCAGTCGGTAAAGAAACTGCTGGAGCTGAAGATCGAAAAGATGAACGCCGGGGCCTACTTCGACGTTCAGGACAAGCGCATTCTCGGCAAGTCGGGCGGGCGGATCATCTTCCAGGGCATGCAGAACCACACTGCGGAGTCCATCAAGTCGCTGGAAGGCTATGACGTGGCGTGGGTGGAAGAGGCGCAGACCATGAGCCAGAAGTCTCTGGACATGCTGCGGCCCACGATCCGTAAGCCTGGCTCAGAACTGTGGTTCTCATGGAACCCGCGCTTTGACACGGACCCGGTAGACGCCCTCCTGTGCGGGGAAGAACCCCCGCCCAACGCCATCGTGATTGAGGCGAACTATCCGGACAACCCGTGGTTCGCTGATACCGCACTGGTGCAGGAGATGGAATACGACCGGGCGCGAGACCCGGAGAAATACGCCCACGTCTGGCTGGGCGAGTACATGCGCAACTCAGAGTCGCGCGTGTTCAAGAACTGGAAGATTGAGGACTTCGACGCCCCGGATGGTGTGACCTTCCGCTTTGGGGCGGATTGGGGATTCTCGATTGACCCCTCTGTCCTTGTTCGGTGCTTCATCGAAGGCCGAAAGCTGTACGTGGACTATGAGGCGTACATGGTGGGGTGCGAGATTGTGAATCTCCCGGCCCTGTTCATGTCCGTCCCCGAGGCTGAGAGATGGCCGATGGTGGCAGACAGTGCCCGCCCGGAGACCATCAGCCACATGCGAAAGAACGGCTTTCCTCGCATCCTCGCCGCTGTCAAGGGCGCGCGGAGTCTGGAGGAGGGCGTGGAATGGCTCAAGAGCTTTGACATCGTGGTCCACCCCCGATGCAAGCACTTGATCGATGAACTAACCCTGTACTCCTACAAGACCGACCCCATGACAGGACAAGTGCTGCCGGTTCTTGAGGACAAGAACAACCATGCGATTGATGCCCTGCGCTATGCGTGCGAAGGCGTCAGGCGGGCTCAGAAGCCCGTCACCGTGAGTCGCACTGTGAAACCGGCAGGCATCCCCGTTGTCGGCGGCTGGCTAGGATAACCATGGCAAAGAAACCCACATCCTCTGTCGTTGAGGAGGCGCGAGCCTTTGCCGATCTAGCCATTGAGGCAGAGTCGGCCAACCGCACTGCGGCTCTGGACGATCTTCGTTTCTCTGCTGGGGACCAGTGGCCCGCACAGATCAAGAACCAGCGGATGCTGGATCGTCGCCCCTGCCTGACCATCAACAAGACGGACACCTTCGTTCGCTCGGTGGTCAACAACATGCGCCAGCAGCGCCCCCGCATCAAAGTGCATCCGGTGAGCGATGGGGCGGACCAGGCCATTGCCAAGGTGATTCAAGGGCTCACCCGCCACATCGAGTCCGCGAGCAACGCAGACACGGCCTACGACGCGGCTGCGGACTACCAAACCCGCATGGGGTGGGGGTACTGGCGCATCCTGGCGAAGTATTCGGATGAGATGAGTTGGGAGCAGGATCTGTGCATCGAGCGGGTGCGTAACCCGTTCTCGGTCTACTACGATCCGATGAGCATTACCCCGGATGGGTCGGACGCCAAGCGGTGTTTGATTACCGGGAAGATGAAGATTGACGAGTTTGAGGCCAAGTACAAGGGCAAGAAGGTTTCCAGCTGGACCCTGATTGGACCCGGTGATGACGTTCCGAAGAAGGACGAAATCATGCTGGCCGAGTTCCTTCGCCTGGAGGAGAAGCCGGAAGATTTGATCCGCCTGTCGGACGGGTCCAGCGTGTGGGCTGGTGACTTCGACAAGGAGAAGTCCGAGGCTAAAGGGTTGATCGAGATTGACCGCCGCTCCTCGATGCGGATCAAGCTCAAATGGTCCCTGCTGTCTGGTGCGGAAGAACTGGACTCGCGCGAGCTTCCCGGCAAATACCTGACGGTCATCCCGGTCTACGGCGCGGAGTTGATCGACAACGGCACCGTGACTCGCTTTGGCATGGTGCGGCAGTTGAAAGACCCGCAGCAGATGTATAACTTCTGGCGCACGATGGAGACGGAGTTTGTGGCTCTGGCTCCCAAGGCTCCGTGGTTGATGGCCGAGGGGCAGGACGAGGGTTATGAGGACGAGTGGGACTCTGCCAACGTCAAGAACTTCTCCCGCCTGAAGTACAAGCCGGTGACGGACGACGCAGGCCAGACCCTGCCGCCTCCCCAGCGTCAGAACCCGCAGCCCGTCCCCGCTGCCCAAGTGAACGCGGCCATGATGGCAAGCGAGGATCTGAAGGCAGTAGCGGGGATGTTCGACCCGGCGCTAGGAGCGGCAGGGCAGGAGACCTCCGGGACGATGGTTGCCAAGCGGCAGCAGCAGTCGGACCTCTCCAACTTCCACTTCTACGACAACCTGACCCGCTCGATTCGTCAAACCGGAATCGTCCTGCTGGACCTCATCCCCCACTACTACGACACCAAGCGGGTTGTGCGGGTGATTGGGGAAGATGGAACACCCGAGGCTGTGACGCTGAACGAGCAGAGCGTGGGCAAGGTGCTCAATGACGTGACCGTGGGCAAATACGACGTGGTGATGGACACCGGCCCCGGCTACCAGACGAAACGCCTTGAAGCGGCGGAAATGCTCATGGAGTTCGCCAAGGCGGACCCCGAGGTGATGAAGGTTGCCGGGGACATCATCGCCCGCAAGATCGACGCCGAGGGCATGGACGAACTGGCCGACCGGCTGGCGATGGCGAACCCTCTGGCGCAGATCGACAAGCAGCTTCCGAAGGACATGGACCCGAAGGTCAAGCAGTTCGTTGCGGGGCTCATGGGGCAGTTGGAGCAGGCCAAACAACAGGTGCAGCAGCTCTCCATGGAGAAGCAGGCGCATGTGTTCGGGGCCATGGCGAAGGAACAGGCCGCAATGCAGCGGGAGCAGGCCAAGGAGCACGCCGTTACCGTCCGCGACATGCACAAAGAGGACGCAGAGACGCAGCGCCTGCACTTCAGGGAGCAGGCCACGACCGACCGCGAGCTGCTAAAGGTCCACGCTCAGGAGAGCATGAACAACGCCGACAACGCGACCAGCATGCGCGAAACGATCATCGATGCTCGGACGAATCTGGAGATTGCCCACAAGCAGGCACTCCAGCGGGGTACGCCGAACACGAACAAGCCGACGAATCAGCAGTAAGATTGCGCTGTAACCAATGCAGCGTGGCGGAGAGGCCGAACGCTGACGCTCCAAGGGGCCGCAAGCCCTGTAAGCAAGAGCCGGACGGAGGACGCGAGCGGTCCAATTCCGCCTGGCTCGCGGGTTCGAATCCCGCCGCTGCAACCCGGATAGACCACGTTACGGTCTAGAACGCCGACAGTCGTCCACTGTCAACAAGCCCGCCCTGAGCAATCTAGGCGGGCTTTTTCGTTGGGAGAACGTTACTCCATGTCCGAAGCCACCCAAACGGCTACGCCTGACGCCCGTGAAGCGTCGAAGTCTCGCGTGTCCACGCAAGAGACGGTCCTTGCCAAGCTCAATCCGTCCGAGGCTGCGTCAAAGCCTCCCGAGTCGAAAGACCCGGCAGAGCAAGTCAAGGATGGGGAAAGCAAGCCCAAGAAGTCACCGCACGAACGCATCCAGGAGCTGGCGAACAAGCGCAGGGAAGCCGAGGCGAAAGCCGACGCAGCCGAGCGCAAAGCCGCCGAACTGGAAGCCCGTGTGCTGTCTTTGCAGGCCAATGCCCAGCCCATCGCGGAATCTGCCAAGCCCATGCGGTCGCAATACGCCACAGACGATGACTACATCGAGGCGCTGAGTGACTACAAGGCAAAGCAGGCCATCCGCGAGAGGGAGGAGCAGCAGGCAAAAGCCCGCGCAGACGCCGAACAGGCCGAAGTCGCGGAGGCTTGGTCAAAGCGACAGGAAGCGGCGATGAAGCGCCTTCCCGACTACGCCGATGTCATCGGCAAGTCGGAGGTGAACATCCCCGCGCACATCCATCAGGCATTGCTTGAGAGCGAGCAGGGTCCGGACATCGCCTATTACCTGGCGAGCTACCCGGATGAAGCCAAACGCATCGTGCAGATGAAGCCACTGGCGGCGATCAAGCGCATTGCGGCTCTGGAGCGGGATCTGATGGAGCTTGAAGCCGAGCCCGAGGACAAGCCGACCCCGAAAGTAGTGGAGAAATCGAAGGCTCCCCCGCCCATCGAGACGATCAAAAGCGCCCCATCTTCGGGTGGTTCCTCAAGCAGTTTCGAGGAATACAAGCGCCGACGTGAAGCCGAAAAGCGCAAATAA